AAGAAGTGTGGAGTGCCCATAGAATGTAAGCACTGTAGTGGAAATTTTTGTCCACGTTGTCTTCATCTAGAGAAACATGGGTGCTCAGGTCTCGAGAAGAAGGTTGAGAAAGATTTAGCTACACTCGAGGAAAAGACTTCATATCAGTCTAATCCCAAATGCTTAAAGATTTAGGTATAATATTATTCAGTGGGGGGGAGGGGAGAAGCTGAGATGCCCGAGTGGTCTAAGGGGGGCGACTTAAGATCGCCTGGCGGAAGTCGCGTGGGTTCGAACCCCACTCTCAGCATCTTATATCGAGGTGGCGCAGTGGAAGCGTGTAGGGCCCATAACCCTAAGGTCACAGGATCGAAACCTGTTCTCGATATTAGCACTCATAGCTCAGTGGTAGAGCGCAAGCTTAGTAAGCTTGAGGTCGGGGGTTCGAAACCCTCTGAGTGCAATGCATTAAAGAATAACGTTGAATAAGATGTATAATGTCCCTCGGTGTTAAAAAACTTACATATGATGCTATTCTTCCCACCCGTGGTTCTGATGGCGCGGTAGGGTATGATCTCTACAGCAATTGTGATGGGGTTATTGAAGGTGGTAATCGTGGGTTAATTTCCACGGGCATCGCGGTATCACTCCCCCCGGGGGTATATGGTCGGGTTGCTCCAAGATCTGGGTTGGCGATGAAGAATGGTATTCAAGTTGGTGCGGGTGTCATCGATCCTGACTATACGGGTGAGCTCAAAGTCCTTCTTTTCAATCATGGAAGTAAGGACTTGGAAGTAAAGATGGGTGACCGCGTCGCACAACTCATCTTAGAGAGGTGTGAGACTCCACCAGTTGAAGAGATTGGTCTCCTCCAGGAAACCATCCGGGGTGATGGTGGTTTTGGTTCTACTGGAAATTAGAGCAATACCAAAAATCTTCGGGCACGGGCATGAAGAGCACACCCTCCTGTGTCGCCATCCAAAGCTTGGACTTGTGTACATGAGAAAATGACATAAGTAACCAACGCTCCCAATACTCTTGATAAAGGTAGTTATCCCAATCTTCTATAGTACTTTCCTTAACTTTTAACATACCCCTATGTATTTCATAGGGATCTCTCTCAATTCGCACCTCCTTGGGGATGATTGCTCCCTTCCTAAGAAGTTGCGCCCTCATGATACGAGGATTTCCATGATCCACATAGTAGTCAACCCCATTTTTCCCAAAATCTATCGACCTTTTACATGGTAAAGTTACTCTATACCGATGAGTGATAGAGGGACTGGGTTTGAGAATGACATGCATTATAAATAAAGGATAGAATATATTAAAACATATGAAGACATATGAATCCCTGGATGGAATTACTATTAGAGTTGGTACAAATGCCAAGGAGAATTATGAACTCGTTGAATCGAGTCATGTGGCAAATTGGTGGCTTCATGTCAAGGGGTGGCCGGGTTCACATGTCGTAGTTTCTTATGATGGAGATTTTTTACCAAAAGAAACTAAAAAGGATGCGGCTGCATTGGCTGTTTACTACAGTCAAGCTTCGGGTCAGAAACAGGTCATAGTAGATTTGATTCGTGTTCAATATGTGCATCCATTAAATACACATGGTTCTGTTGAACTCGTGAGAGATCCCACCGAACTTACTGTATTTATAAATAAGGAAAAACCAAGACTTGACCGGTTGATGTAAAAAAATTAAACTTTTACGTGATTCATCTCGAAGCAGCATTGAGCAAACCCATCATACGTTCTTTGGCATGATTTACAGTAGTACAGTACATTGAAGTTGTTGTTGTTGTTGTTTGGGCGAATATTTTTAGGAATGGTGTTTATATTGTTCTTGGTAATCGCTTTTATCGGAGCGTTGGCGGCAACAGATTTAATCATCACCGCATTCGGTTTATAATTACGATTACCATTGGAATTTTGTGTAAAGATGGCACCGTTTTTACTCTTCCTAATCCGACGACCTTTGGAATCGAGGTATGGGGTAGGACCTTCTTTCAGAGTGTTAAATACTTCACGAGCTTTTTTGGCATCTCGGGTTGAACTATTCTTCATTGTTTATATTAGGCAATATAAAGTTTTGCGTCACCTTGAGTATATATGAGCAGCAAAAAGGTTGAGGTATTTACACGTCTCACCCCTGATGAGATTGACAAGCGTTCGATGGATCTGCGTTCTGCTGCGATGGAAGAGGCAATTAAGGGTGAAAAAGTTCGTTACAAGTCCCCCGAAGATCCAGAGAAATTTCTAAATTTTCTACAACATCGACTCACAATTTGGGATGATCTCAAGGAGGATACCTTCCACGCTAAGGGTATGTATGAGAAGACGAAAAAACTCATCGACGAATGGAACTAGAGAGATGCTCCTGAATCAAGTGGGTGATTTTGTAGATGGTGGGTATGGAAACACCCGAAACTTTGCAAAACTCCTGCTTTTCCTTCCAGGTCATTTTGGGATCAGTCGAATAGTGAATGATACCAGCGGCAATCGTTTTTGATTGCTTAGCCATGATATCCGGGGAATTCGTGACACAATTATAGACCCCCTTGGACGTCCTTACCAGACTGGGTCCAGCACCAACCTTTTTCAAAAGGTTTTCAACTGCCTGGAGCTTTACTTTCGAGATCTTATGCTCAAAGCAGGTGTTCGGCGTCGCCTGTATAAGATCTTTTTGGACATGGGTTTCAAGTGCCTTTCGTGTTACACGGTAGCGCGACCGCCAATGACTCACCTCCCCTTCTAATTTTTTTATTTGATTGTCATATTTCACCCTTTCGGTTTCAATTTCATCGTAGCTCTTACGGAGCTGCTCGATAGCCTCTTTGGCAATTTTAGTGAGATTCTTTTCCTTCGCGGATGGTTTGAACTTGGTGACTCTTTTGGGTTTCTCGAGTTCCAATACGATCCGGGAAGAAGTTGTACGAACGCTACGCACTTTAACCATCTTACTTTTTATTTTTCTTATTTTCTAAATTAACTTAGGGTCTAGTTACCGAAAGCGACACCAGCCATACCATTCTTGATACGAAGAATGTTATAGTTGACCGCATATACACGGTGAAGCTGATTACCATGGGCCGGGTTGGTAAGGGAGAGCTTTGCATTATCGATGCGAGAAAAGTTGAGGGAACCGGTGGGTTGCATCTTGCTCATGGTGAGGCAGAAGGGCCATGAGTAGGTGGGAACGTTGTCGATTGCGCCATCGGGGAGATCGGTGCAATGCATTTCGGCGACGACGTCATGGTGATACACGTTAGACATGTTTTCGAAAAGGGTGGTACCGTTGATGTAAAGGGATGCAGTGTCAAAGCTGTATTCATCGACGTAGTTGGCATCATTGGCATTACCGGACACGAGGTGGAGGGACTTGACTGGGTGATTGAAATAGCTCAGGTCAATCTCAGTATCGGTATTGGAAGCGAGTTGGTTTTGTGTTTGGGTGATGAGGAGTTCATGTTCATTGTCTGTGAAGTACTTACGCTCATCTGTATCGAGGTAGATGTAGTTACCGAAGACCTTGGGGGTCACATTGGGTGTAAATCCATCGCGGCACTTGACACGAATTTCAACATCGTGATACTGGAGTGCGATGAGGGGGAGCGCCTTGGTCCAGTCTTCCCCAAAGAAGAAGGGGATCATGTAGTAGTTCCCAGAGTGATTCTCTTTCCGGGTATTGGTGGTGACAGCGAAGGAAGCCTTAGCCGATGAGTCCCTCATGAGGGTGTTATGAACACCTTGAATGTAAAGGGAGTCAAGTGTGGTGACCAATTGACCACCGATCCAAAGCTGGAACTCTGTGGGGCTAGCAGCGGTCTTTGAGAAAAGACCATCCGAGTTGGTTCCAACCTCAGCGATACCATCAGCCTCGATCCATATGTAGCTCATGAGGTCACCCTTGGAGCGAATGGGGATAGTGACTTCATTGGAGGCACCAAAGGTACCGATGTAATCCATGCGCTCAGGTTTCATGGCAAAGTTAGTGTATCGCTTGTAGTTCTGACGGAAGAAACTGACCTGGGGGTCACCAGTGATGTACACATCCTGGGCTCCCACCGACACGAGCTCAATTAAAGCAGCAGACATTTATTAGTAAATGATATTAAAAATTTGGCTGGATATAAACATATGGTGGTATTTCAAGCTTTGACATGGGAGGCGAGGGATGAGGATGACGAACATTTAATCAGTATTATTGGGAAAATGGAAAATGGTAAGTCTGTGTGCGTCACGACTGTGTTTGAACCATACTTTTTCGTTAAATTACCAAGGGGGACAACTGACCAAGAGGTTCGGCTACTGTTCGATGACTTGAACAAAATTCGCGAAGATCATGTCATAAGTTACAGTGTCACGAGGAAGAAGGATGTATGGGGTTTTCAAAATAATGAGATGTTTGCCTACATGCGCTTGAATTTCAAGACACTCGCTGACCGTAGGAAGGTTAATTCAATATTTGCCTATAACAATAATTTCAAAAAGTATCACGTCTATGAATCGAACTTGGATCCTGTCCTGAGATTGATGCACCGCACCGGTATTCAGTCCACCGGGTGGCTTGATACTGGTAGTGAATGTGTTCGTTCCCATCTCGCAAAAGTTGACATCGATCTATGGTGTAATGACTGGAGGACGTTAAAACCAGTGGCTCGGGATGACATTGCACCTTTTGTTGTGGCGTCTATAGATATCGAGTGTAATAGTTCTACTGGGAAGTTCCCGAGCGCTGACGTACCCGGTGATGCATGTTTTCAAATTGCTCTATCTCTCTGTAAATTTGGAAACGACGAACCATACGAAAAGGTGTGCTTATGTTACAAGAAGACGGAGGGACCCAACGTTGTGAGCTTTGACACTGAAAGAGGAATGCTCGAAGCCTTCCAAAAGTACATCCACGAAAAGGATGTGGATATTATCACCGGGTGGAACATTTTTGGTTTCGATCTCGAGTACATCTACAAGAGGGCGCACCTGACTGGGTGTCACGAGGAGTTTTTCAATCTTGGTAAGCTCCATGATCCACCAAGTGACCTCTTGATGAAGAAGTTGAGTTCGAGTGCCCTGGGTGATAACTTTCTAAAGCTCCTCCCTATGACTGGAAGGTTCATCTTTGATATGTTCCACGAAGTCAAGAAGGGTTACAAATTGGATTCGTACAAGTTGAATGAAGTTTCGAAACTGTACCTGGGAGACCAGAAGATTGACATGTCACCAAAGGAGATGTTTGCCCGTTATAAGGAGGGCGATCCCCAAAAGTTGGGTGAAGTTGCTGAATACTGCATCAAAGATACCCTCCTCCCCCATAAATTATTGAAAAAATTATGCACACTCCTCAACCTCTTAGAGATGGCAAAGGCGACGTGGGTCCCCCTGTGTTTCTTGGTTGAACGCGGTCAGCAGATTAAGGTGTTCAGTCAGCTTACCAAGAAGGCTCGAGAGTTGGGGTACATGGTTCCGACAATCAAGTACGGTGCTCTTCCAGAAGAACCCTACGAGGGTGCGACGGTTCTAGAGGCTCAAAAGGGTGCGTATTACACACCAATCACAGCCTTGGATTTCGAAGCCCTGTACCCTTCGATCATGATGGCCCACAACCTCTGTTATTCGACGTATGTCATGGACGAGAGGCGGTACGGTAACGTTCCTGGTGTCACGTACGAAACGTTTAAGATTGGTGAGAAAACCTACAAGTTTGCTCAAGGTGTTGAAAGTCTTTTACCCGCCATTCTTCTCGAACTCAAACAGTTCCGAAAAAAGGCTAAGCGGGACATGGCTAACGCCACTGGGTCGATGAAGGAGGTCTATAATGGTAAGCAATTGGCCTATAAAGTTTCTATGAACTCTGTGTATGGTTTCACTGGTGCAGGGAAGGGTATTCTCCCATGTGTCCCAATTGCATCTACGACGACATGTAGGGGTCGGGGGATGATCGAGGAGACGAAGAACTATGTGGAGGCTAACTTCCCGGGTGCAAAGGTGAGGTATGGGGACACCGATTCAGTGATGGTTGAGTTCGATGTTGGGGGGCGTACGGGTGAGGACGCTGTTAGGTACAGTTGGGAGGTGGGTGAGAGAGCAGCGGAAGAATGTAGTGCCCTCTTCAAGAAACCCAACAACCTCGAGCTCGAGAAGGTCTACTGGCCTTACTTCCTTTACTCTAAAAAACGGTACGCCGCCAAACTTTGGACCAAAGGGAAGGATGACCAGATGCACATGGACTACATTGACATCAAGGGTCTTCAGGTCGTCCGCCGAGATAACACACCCCATGTACGGGAGGTGTGCAAAGAGCTTCTCGATGTCGTTCTCACATCGAGTGATCCCGGACCACCCAAGGAGTTGGCCAAAAAGAGGGCGAACGAACTCCTCTCTGGTGAAATACCGAATGAAAAGCTGATTTTGAGTCAATCGCTTTCAGATACCTATAAAATTAAGGGAGATCCAGTATCGATTACAAGCCCGGAGAGTGTGAATATAAACCAATCACATGTTCAGGTCGTCGTTAAGATGAGGGAACGAAAACCTGGATCAGAACCCCAATCTGGTGATCGTGTCCCCTACTTACTGACAAAGACGGACGACCCGAAGGCTAGGGCATTTGAAAAGTCCGAAGACCCCAAGTATGTTGAGGAGCACAATATCCCTGTGGATTATCAGTACTACTTTGAAAACAAGTTTCTCAATCCTGTGTGTGATCTTTTAGACCCGTTATTCGAAAATACCAAACAGGAGATTTTCGGTGAAATCATTGAACAATATAAACCCCAAAAAAAGAAATTGGGACCCGCTCTCAGCACCATGAAAAAGGATCAACTCATCGAGGAGTGTAAAAAGAGGGGTTTAGATGAATCAGGGAACGTATCGGATCTCAAGGGAAGGATTAAAGAGGCTCGGTCACAATCTCTCCAAAATATATTTAAACAATACGAACAAGATAGCATTAAGAGATGAGTTTTGACTCCAAACTGCTTCAACTTGTAAATGAAGAGCGTGAAAGGTCTCTGGTCATAGAGATTAATAAACACAACGTCAACATCTCGAAGAAGCATCAAATTTCTTTGGAAACTCTAACAAAAGACATACCGGAAACGTGCGCTCCCGGTATTTGTAAGGGAATCATGAATGATTCTACACGTTGCACCTACAAGATTGTTGATGAACATGGTACATATTGCAATGTTCATAAAGAACAGGGTGAAGTATTACCGTGCCCACAGATAGTAAGAAGATCTGGTATCGAGCATAACCATAACGACCCCGACCTAAGAAATGTTCCCGGTTGTCCAGCATGTGAAAAGAGAGCTTATAGATTTGAGTACTTTGTTTAATAATGAGCAAAACTGGAATCCTACTAACATCTATAAACAATTTTTACACCGAAGAGGGACACAGAACAAAATTAATGGATATTTTGGGTAAATCTGGTGGTATTTCACTCCGGAATATCGAATGGTTTATCACCACCTATGCAAAGAAGAATCACACAACATTCAAAACAAATGATGGAAAAATCTTTACCGTTCACTGTGCATACAAGTCAAGCCTGGATGGGTACAGTAAGAAACTTTTCGATCCCTTTTGTCGAGCCGAGAAGTTTGCATACACAGTGCCCGGAACATCTCATGAAATTCATACAACCCTGGCACAGTTGAATTTCATCAAATGGTGTATCAAGAACAACATCATAGATTATATCAGCGACAATAAGTCGTCATTGTTTAGTAAGCGAGTGACGTAAATGTATTTTAGAAGAGTGTATGAGCTTTCCCATCCTTTACTCGAAGAATATTATAACTCTTCGCGTAAACGCGTATGTTTCGATTGAAAGACGCATCGCCTGCGGAGGGCGCACCGCCGATCGATCTTGACCCGTAGAGCTCTGAATTATATAATTCAATTTCTAATATTTGCTCTTTTATTAAACTAAAGTTCTCTTGACCAGTTGGATACCACACTTCCGGGTTATTTGCAAAACTGTACATATACACTCTAGATAATCTCGGAACACTTGAATGGTATCTCATAAATTGAGATGCCCTCAAAAATTGAGCATCGCCCGTATTCTTATCTATTATCTCGAAATTGTCCAGTTTTAATGTTAGGTATTTCAATTGGTCGGATGCAATGATCACACCGACGCCACCGCCAGCCGCCGCGTCTTCGTCAAGGAAGGCGTACTTAATCGGGTCATAGTTTAAGGGGCTCGTAAATACACCTAAGTCCTGGTGTTCCTGCCGATCTCTTTGGATGAAGAAATATAACTCCTTCACGGGATTCGAAAAGTTTAATTTACATTTTACAGTATTTGTAAAAGCATCTTGAGTTCTAAATTGTTCTTCTTGAAGTTCGGTTATGACGTAGTCTATTTTTGAACACTCTATTTTTTTCCGTTCTATAGTGTTCAGATATACAAGTTCAGTGATTAACTCACATTTTAATATTTTTGGAGGTCCGTATATAAATTCACCCGGTGGTGCAGACCGACTCAATAGAACGTTCGGGTTGGGCGTTTGACCGATTGGACTTTGAGTTGAAGTTTCGAGGAATACAAGTTCTGTATAATCTCTCAATTTGATACGAATGGTTACATCCTGTAATTTAAAAGCACACAATGGTAGGGCTAATTCGGGATGTTTGTGAAAATAAAATGGCAAATCAATGATACAATGTAACTGTTGCACTTTCATACGTTGTACATAATTAATTCCATATGTGGGTTCATCTAAAATACCAAAAGCTTCAGTTTTATTGATGAGATTTTGAAGTGCGGAATCCTTGGAGGAATCATGAAATGCCTCTGAGTACAACTGTAAATAATCACTTGTAAGTCGATTTATAACTTTACCTCCTATTATCAACTCTGCATATTCAATCAATGCATTCCCAAATGAATCGATGTAAGAATGAAAAAAAAGACCAAGTTCATCGGTTTTTACTTCCAAACATACAGATTTCAACAAATCCCCAGTATTCATAGGAACCCTAAATTCACATATACTACCGAAGTCGACACTGGAAATACTTTCACCGTCTCCAGATCTCTCATTCATGGATTTTATATTTCTGTATTCCTTTGCGAAATGTGTATTTCGTTTTATGAGTTTTGTAAAGTATGAATAATCGTACTTAACATCTACATCATCAATCACCCCCATTGTGTGAAGATTTAATTGCCCTGGAGACATTACTGCTATTATATACAATTAAAATCTTAAACCTGCTAATCCATCTGCAAACATTAACACATTATGACTTACAGCATACACTCGAACCACTTTATCAACTGTGTCCCTGTTTCCGTCGATGATGATGACGCCGCTTGGATCGCTCGCGTCGTACGCTCCGATGAAGGGATACGAAATATCAACTTTCAATTCTTTATGGATGATACGACTCATATTTACACTCCCCGTAGGAAGTCCTGATATAGGGTCAAGAGAAAATGCGTATGAACAATACTTACCACCGCCATCCCCGGGTAGTCCAGATGGAGATCTCGTATGATTGTCTAATGATTGTTTGAAAGATAAGAATTTATTATCTCGATCAAATACGACAGCATTATTAAATTTTAAACTAATATTTTCTATATCCACAAAGTCAATATGCCTTAATCTGGGGTCGTGCAATCCAACGCTGTTGTCTCGATCTCGCACTGGGTCGCGGACATGGTAAGCGATGAAAAATAATTCACTTACGGGGTTCTTGAAATCCAACAACACACTCTTAGTTAAAATACCAGCTGGGCGCGGGGTGCCGTACTGATGAGGTGGTGGGGATGGTATTGTGAATTCAGAAACTTGTAACTGTTGAATGTTGTGAGAAATTATTGAACTCTCTATAAAAGATCTCTCTTCTGTCCCCACATGAATGTATGATACATTTAAAGACGTTAAAAATAACTGTTGTGCGAATGCCGGGATACCCGATTCACTGTCATCAAATCCTGTTGTATTAAGACCCCCCTCTTCCGCGTCGAAAAGCTTAATATTTACTCTAATTCCATGTTTTTTTAGGGCGCATGTTGGTATCGCCAATTCGTTGATATTATGAAAATAGAACGGTATATCTATGAAAAACGGATTGTTTTCTGCACCACTTATAACAATTGGGGCGAACCGTTCCGTGGGAATATCAGTGAAAGCCGCCGTCGCTCGTCCGTGAGGCCGCCGCCGTTGGGTCGCGAAGATGCTTCCAAGGACGGCCGTGGTATTGTTTTTTCCATGTGCGTGCAAAAATTCATATGTCGTCAGATCTCGTGCATGAGATTGATTATATATGGCAATATATTCCCCGGTTAGTTTTTGAATAGATTGTTCTCCTATAAACAATTCGACATACTTGATGAGTTTGTTAGTAATCAGCGAGTTAAACAGATCAACCTCTTCACCCACAAAGGTCTCGCCGTCGTAACTAGCCATAAAGAGATCGGCGAGGGGAAAGGTGGAGAGAGGGTGTCGGTGTAATTCAGCTTTTAAAGATATACGGTTTATAAAATCTCCCGCATCTGTAGGTATTCTAAATGTCATAAGAGAACCAAAAGTCGTCGGAGATTCAGATTCTATGGAATGGAATGTTTTATAAAAAGGGGTGTGCTGTTTATACAGGGTTAAAAAATGACTCTGTGACGGAATCCCGGTTATGAACATGTCCTGAACTCCGTTCGCACTCAATAACATATATAATTATAACTATGTTTTTTTAATACACAATATTCATGAATCCATCTCTAAATTCGAGACGTGTATATGCAATATGATATACGTGCATCTCGTATGTTTTACTCAAATCTAAATTTCTTTGAAACCTCGTTTCTATAAAACTTTTATCAGATATGATTTTACTGAAATCCAGAATTCCTGAACGTTGTTGTATAGATGGGTACAGTGAAGCATTATATGTGTAAATATGTGTCCGAGGTGTGTTTAAACCACTTTCATATGGGGTATAATATTTGAAGTAACGATGATTTTGATCACCTGATATATTCTGAGCAGGTTCACCATTAAGGTAAATATTTATTTTGTCAGCAATGACGAAAAAAGACGAGAGCCATGATTTGAATGGAAAATTAGAGCTTGCAAAATTAAAACGGAACTCATATTTAGAATTATCATTTTCATCCTCATATTCAGTTTGTCTATAGAACCAGTGAAGTATTTTTACAGGTTTATCGGTTGAAAAGTTCGTTTTTAAAATGCGATTATTCACTTCAGATCTTTGTTGAATATGTTTAGATGCGATACCTGTTTCAAATGAATGAGTTGAAGATGTCAAATATAATCGCTCTTCGGGTATGAGTTTTATTTCCTCTGTTATGATTGTAAAGTCTGGTATTGTTATAGGATATGATCTAAGAGGGCTTGTAAAAAATGTTGTTTTATGAAAATTAATTTCGAATGTTATTTTTTGTTTATAAATTGAACATAATGGAAAGTAATGTCTATCACCAGAACCCTTATATCGTCTAGAAAAGAAAAAATGTAACGGTATGAGTACCTCCCGATTATACCCCGCCAAGGCCGAGTACGGCCGGTGATATTCCTCCTCGCCGAGATTTCCGTCGTCGGTAAAACCATTAGTAAAGTACGTGTATCTAAAGCCACTGTTTGTAAGTAATTGAACCGCGTCCCGTTGTGTATCACTCAGATATAACTCATTGTATATAAAGTTCCAATCATCGGTGAGTTCTTCTACTTTTATTTCATCTACGTACATAGTTATACTCTTAATAATATGTAATGACACCTGATCTGGATAATTTCCTCCTCCTACTTCGCCGGGCAACTTCAGTTTAATCCACATGTCACTCAAAAGGTCTCCCATATTGGTGGGATTAAATTCAACCTTAATAGTTTCTCCAAATGGCCAAGTTGGAGTGTCATTTGGTTTTACCACAACCTTACTTTTATAAAATTTCGTAAAATGCGAATATTGGTTTAATTTATATTTAAACAATGAATCTTCTGGGTCATTGGAAATGAGGTGTGTATCCTGCTTTCCAATAGCTTTTAGGGAAATCTTAGCGGCTTCACCCATATCTACTTACTACTTATATATTTTTAATATCCATTTTCCACATCGTGATGTGACTCGTTTTCAATATGCGTTCCAAGTCTTCATTCGCCTGTCTTTCTTCATTCATGAGGGCTTTTACACGCTCCTCCGTATATTCAACCGTCCTAATGTTGAGGAGATAGTCGTAGTTTCCCTCAATTTTCGGAAACGTCGCAGACATCTCAGCCTCTAGGTCCTTCTTCTTTCTTTTGAATACCACGAGGTCACCTTCTATGACCATTGTGACAAACTTTGCGCGGTGACCACACATCGCGGCTCGCTTCTCTAACACATCCACAAGGTGTGCCTTTCGCTTCTTGTAGTGTTCCAAACGGAGTTCCACAAAGTCTCTGAGAATCTCTTCAGCATTCGCATACTTATGGATACCCCGGGTTGGGTGGAAGAGGTGCATGTTCGAGGTGTGGAACGTCTTCCTCATTTTGAGGTCCTTCATCAAGTCCTTCCCAGTGTAGCCAAAAATCTCAAAATCCACATCCTCTGTGGTACTGTTGTTCGTGTAGCTGTTGATCATCTTCTTTTCCACGAGTGTATCCAGGTACTCCTTATAGTCTTGGGTCCATCGTCCGGGTGGGAGCTCTGTGACTTTGAGTCTGGAACCGGTGTCCCTGTAAATACCCTCTGTGATCCATAGACCAGCGTCATCCTTGTAGACCCGTCCCTTGAAACCCCTGAACCACGGCTTCATTTCGATGAGGTCTTCACCCTCCAAAATTCTCTTGATATTTTCCTTGATATCTTCGGGATTGAAGGGAGGTACATAGCAACTGAAACCTGTACCGATACCCTCTGTACCATTCACCAAAACCATAGGTAAGGTGGGCATGTAAAAGTCTGGTTCGATAGGGCGTCCATCATCGTCGAGGTAGTTGAGAACTGCATCATCTTTGGGGTCGAAGAGCTTCCGGGCCTCCTTGGTCAGCTTTGTGAAGATGTATCTCGTCTGGGATGCATCCTTCCCACCCATCAACCTGGTTCCAAACTGACCACATGGTTCGAGGAGGTTGATATTATTGGACCCCGTATAGTCGTTCGCCAATTTGACAATTGTATCTGCGAGGGAAACTTCACCGTGGTGGTAGGCACTCTTTTCAGCCACATAGGCTGCCAACTGTGCCACCTTCATCTCATCCTTGAGGTTCTTCTGGAAACAAGAATACATAACCTTCCGCTGGGAGGGTTTGAGACCATCGGCCACGTGGGCGATTGATCGCTTTAGGTCTGCGAGACTGAAGTTCACTAGATCCTTATGAACAAAGTCTGTGATGTCAAGTTGCTTCACATCCCCATAGGGAACCTCAAGTTCCGAAGCCTCCTTGGCTGTGCTGTCGAGGAGCCAGGTTTTCCGTGAATCCGCCATCTTCTTGTCAAATGCGAGAACGATCGACGTGTCAGTCATCACATCCATGTCAAACTTGACTGTGAGATCCTGAATCTTCTTGAAGTACTCCCTCGCCTCCACAGATGTTGAGGTACCCAAACCCTTGTAGTACTTGATTTTCCATCCAGCCTTCCCAGATCCATACCAACTTCTGAAAGCTGAGTCGGTGTAAAAAGACATAGTCTCCGAACCCTTCGTGGCCTTGATGATTGGGGTCACCATCGAAACCACAAATCCCAACTTGAGGAGGCTTGGCCAGAAGTAGTGGATCATGTTTAGGATGAGACCCTTGATGTGCGAGCCATCGTTATCTGCATCCGTCATGATCATGAGCCTCCCGTAGCGGAGTTCGGACACATCCTTGTAGTCCTTACCCTGTTGGAGACCCAAGATCTTCTTGAGATCATTGAACTCCTGGTTCGATGACAGTTGAGCCACCGAAACATCCCTCACATTCTTACACTTCCCACGGAGGGGGAAGACACCGTAGTGATCCCTCCCAACTACAGAGAGACCGGCGACCGCCAAGGTCTTCGCTGAATCACCCTCTGTCACGATGAGTGTACATTTCCCAGACTGTGCGGTGCCAGCCTTGTTCGCGTCATCCAGCTTGGGGATCCCCGTGATCTTGGACTTCCGGGCACCGTCAGACTTTTTGAGTTCCTTCATCTCCTTGAACTTTGAGAGTGCCAGAAGTTCATCTTGAATCCCAGTCTTTAGGGCATTCTTGATGAAGTTCTTCGGGGGATCAAACTTCGAGCCAAAGTCTTGGGACTTTGAGGTGCATTCAGACTTGACCTGGCTCGAGAACGTTGGGTTCTCGAGGGTCGCCTTGACGAAGATGTTGAACGTGTTCTTAACCTGTTGGGGCTTCAGTTTGATCTTCTTCGCCATGTCCTCGATGATTCCATTGGCCACTAGGGATGCCACGTGATCCACGTGGTTACCACCTTTGGTCGTGCAGATACCATTGACAAAGGACACCTGTTCCATACCATTCTCAGCTGGACCGATACACACAGACCACCTGTCAGATACGACGGAGCACACATTCTCGACACCCTCGTGCATCTTTGCGTAGGCTTCGAAGGACGTCTTTGGGAGAACATCTCCATTGAACTTCACCTTACAGTTGGGGGTCGTACAGATGTTTGCATCCCAAACCCTCTTTTGGAAAATCTGGTAAATTGACTCGTCCATCTTGGACATCCCAAATCTCTTCCAGTCAGGGGTGAAAGTCACGGAAACCGATGACGTGGCACCCGCGTGCTTCTTAATCTTGGGTTGGTGACAGGTTGTCATATTGTTGGACCACCCCTGTGTGTAGGTCTGCTTCACTTCGTGGTCCTTGATGATCACAGAGAACTCTGATGAGTAAATGTTAGTCAACTTGGCACCATAGCCGTTGCGACCACCAACGACACGCTTTTGGTTGTCATCGTAGTTGGTGCTCGTGAGGAGGTGACCGAAGGTGAGTTCAGGGTTCCATATACCCTCCTTCTCATGCATTCGGACACCGATACCACCACGGGGTC